CGAGGCGCTTGCGGAGGCTTTCCCGCCCCGGTCGCGCTGCCCATTCCGTCCGACTGCTCATAGATAGAATGTATATCACTGCCGGCAGACGTTCTACCCAATTCAGCCAGGCGAGTTCGCATTCATGCGAGCTTTGCCTACATCCGTGGCCGACCGAGTAAAGCCAAGGGAAAAGAGGGCCGAAAAGGCCACGGGACGGGCGGAGCGGCGCCTACGCATTCTCGAGATGCGAAAGCGCGGGCACGCGCCCGAGCGCATCGCGACCATCGAGGGCGTGAGCGCGGCGCTGGTCGAGAGCGAGATACGGCACGGGCTGGCGTCGTTCTTTCCGAAAGAGCGCGACGCGATGCTGGCTCTCGAACTCGCGCGGCTCGATGACCTGCGCCGCTTCGTCTACTCGAAGGCCTCGCGCGGTGATGTCCCGAGCGTGATGGCCTCGCTGAAGATCAGCGAGCGCTACGCAAAGTACGTGGGGATGGACGCTCCTGAGAAGCACGAGCACTCGGGCGCCATCAAGCATCTAAACGTTGACGTTACAAAGCTCAGCGACTCCCAACTTCGAGAGCTTGCGGGAGGAACATGGCCCACGAGCGCCGGCGGAGCTGATAGCGGCGGCGGAGCTCGAGCGGCGCAAGCGCCTGAAGTCGGCGAGTCTTCTGGACTTCGTGCCGATGCTATCGCCGGGTCTCATGCGACCGGACCCGCTGGCGCCGATCGCGAATCGGCTTGAGCACGCGATCTCCGAACCGGTAAGGTTCTGCGGAAGCGTCCCACCGCAGACCGGCAAGACGGTCCTCATCGCGCACGCGTTCGTCAAGTACATGCTGCATTACCCAATGCGGTCGCATATGTACGTGACCTATCAGCAGACGCGCGCCGATGAGGTGAGCCTGCAGATTCGAAACCTCGCGCAGGCCGCTGGGCTCCGGCCCGATGGGACTCGCGAACTCTGGCGGATTCCAGAGGGCGGGCAGCTGCGCGCGGGCGGGTTCGATACCGGCCTTACCGGGACGCCGGCCACGGGCCTCGTGGTCGTGGACGACCCGCACAAGAACCGGCAAGAGGCCGAGTCGCTGCTCATGCGCGATCGGGTCTATAACGAGTTCAATGCGTCAGTCATGACGCGTATCCACGCGACGACGTCGATCTTTCTCATCCACGCGCGCTGGCATCCGAACGACCTCATTGGTCGGCACCCGCAGTGGCCGTACGAGAACCTACCGGCCATCAACGATGCGGGCGAATCGATCTGGCCGGCGCTCAAGCCCCTCTCGCTCCTCTACGAAGCGCGAGACCGCAACGCGTACGATTGGTGGTCGCTCTATCAGGGGAAGCCAAGACCACCGGGCGGGCGCGTCTTTCGGGACGTTCAGTTCTACGACGAGCTCCCGAAGACGTACCGCGTGGGCGTGGGGGTCGACCTCGCGTACACGAAGAAGAAGGCCAGCGACTACTGCGCCATCGTCGTCATGGCCGAGAGCGAGGGCAAGTTCTACGTGCTCGACGTGCGGCACGAGCAGAGCACGCCTCCCGAGTTCGCCCATCACTTCAAGCAAGTGAGAGCGGCGTGGCCCGGGGCGCAGTGGCTCTGGTATACGAGCTCGACCGAGATAGGGCTTGCGGACACGCTCCGTGTTCTCGCGGGCTTTCCCATCCGCGGCGAGATCGCTAGCGAAGACAAGTTCGTGCGCGCACAACCGTTCGCGTCGGCGTGGAACGGGGCGCAGCCCATGACGGGTTCCGAGGGTAAGATCGTGATGGCCGGGACGCCACCACGCGTTTTCATCCCCAGAGATCGCCCGTGGGTGGCCGCGTACGTGTCCGAGCTTGCCGACTTCACGGGTGTTAATGACAAGCGCGATGACCAAGTCGATGCGAGCGTGGGCGCGTATGACGTGCTGGCCAAAGGCATAGTGCAAGTGCCGCGCGCTTTTGCGACGAGCTTCACCAAGCACGGCGGCGGCCCGGTGTTTCCTTCGGCTGGCTCAGGCAATGGCGGGTGGACGTGGTGACCGACGACAAACACTTCTGCGCGTGCGGCAAGCACTACTACCATTACGCGCTCAAGAAATACGTCGCGGTTCTCTCGTCGGGTCTCGTCATTCTCAAGGAGGCCAACTGGCCTGCGTGTGTCCAAGCGATGCACGCGTCGCGGGTGGCCGCGAGCGAGCACGTGACCTTGAGCGAGGTCGATGCCGCAGGCAAGTGACGAGGACTGGCCCGCGCCGCGTGGCCCGTTCAGCCGAGCGTCGCTGCTCGCGTGGGTGCGCAACCTTGCGCCGGACCTGCGGATAGGCAAGCAGCCTCACTGCGAGCATCCGAGTCCAAATGGTGGTGGCATAGAGAGACGGAGTCACCGCCGCTGCTTCGCAGGCTTCACCTTCGCTGGGGAATGGCACGAATTGGTGACGTGCGAAGAAACGTCACCAGACCCCGACGAAGAAATCGTCAAGCTCTGCGCCGAGGCGTTACGCCGGGTGCTGCGGATGCCGGCGATGACTGGGCGCGCGCGCGAGCCTGGGATTGAGCAGCGCATCCTCGCTGCCGACTTGGCGGGCGACGCGGGTGGCGTGGCTGCACTGACGCGAGAGATGTTGACGGGGCGGCCGGCCGAGCCAGCGCACTTCCCGAAGATCAGACCCGCATGGGGACGACAGAAGGTATGAGACAAGAAGACAAGGACGAGAACCGCAAGCGCAAGGTGCAAGGCACGATGCGCAACCGCAAGCCCATCGTCATCGAGCCGCGCCGGCAGTACCGGGGCGCGGAGGGGGCGAGCATCGGAGACGTGCCCGAGCGCGCTGCCTTCGACCGAGGAGCTCGCGTCACCAAGTGACCTTCGGCGAGGCGATGTTCAACGACTGGTCGCGGCGCTTCCCACTGGACCGGGACTTCAGGGCATACGGCAGCAACCGATGGCTCTACTTTCGGTCGCTGCTCAACGCGCCGACGCTGACTGGGATTCTGCAGGGCGTGTTCCTGGAGCCGTGGATGCAGAAGCTCTTGGGGCTATCGCATGCCTGACATGCCGCACATGCTGCCTCGCAGCCAGTCGTTCTCGGGGTGTATCCCCGTGCGACTCGACGGCAATCCAAAGAAGGGGCCACTCGCGGGCGTGGGGATGTGGCGCGGCGTCAAGGACTTCGAGCACGCTACCTTGTGCAGAGCGTTCGGGCTCGACCAGGCGCGCTTCTACTTCGACATGCCCAGCACGGTTCGTGGGGTGGGGTCGAACTCGCGAGGGTTCGATCCATCGAGTGGGCGTCGGCGCCTCATCAACGGATTCGTGATGATGGCCGGGTGCAACGAGCCGGTCGGGAAGCTCACGATCGTCTCGAGCTTCGACAAGTTCCGGGACGTTGACCCGACGAGCGAGAAAGACTTCTACGACCTGTCGTCGAGCTAGCGCATGAAGCACGTTGCCCTCATCACCGCGCGCATTGAGCAGACCCCAGAAGGTCACAAGCTCACCGTGCTCGAGACCGAGCCACCGATGGTGTTCGACCTGTCGGAACAAGACGAGTCCGCGGCCATTGCCTCAGTGCGCGGTCTTCTGGCGAGCAACCTTGGAGAGCATGAGGCCAAGGCCCCGGTGCTCTACGAGCCCGAGCGCCAGAAAGAGCCGGACGGCGCGACGTTCGACAAGGACATCGGGCCCGCGCTCGAGCGCGCGATGATCAGGGGCGAGTCCACCACCATCGCAGCGGACACCATCGACGACGAGAACGAAGACAACGAGGCAGGCACGCCAGAGTAGCGCGCCCGCCCACCTGGACGGGCCGCCAGGGAGTCAATCGAATGAACAACGTCAGCATGGGCCGATCGACGAGCGCGTCGGCCAACTTTCATCCACGCTTCGGCTGCATCGCGGCGCGCATCGGCAGCGACCACATGCTCAAGCTGAGGGTCGACATCACGGTCGGCGCGCCCGGCCAGATACCGAAGACGCTGCGCAAGGGCACGAGCATCCAGCTCGGCGTGCACGACCTCAGCCGAAACCCGGCGTTCGGGCGAGAAGCCAAGTGGTACTGCGTCTATTGCCGGCAGGACTGGGACAGCAAAGAGGAGCTTCTCGCGGCCCATCCCGACAATCGCATCCTCGCCAAGCAGCAGGAGACGCACCTCTACTACGCGCACGTGCAACGCCCCGCCTCGTCCGGCAAGCCGGCCAAGCATGACGACAAGGGGAAAGAGGTCTCGCCCGCGGTGGAGCCGGTCGAGGGTGTCGTGATGTTGCTGAGCGACGAAGAATGACGAGCCGAGAGTAGGCGGACAAAATGGGCAGTTCTCTACTTGAGTTCCAGAGCGTCGGTGGCCACGGATGCAACCGTGACGCGAAGGTCGGTGAAGAAGTCACTGGCTGCGGTCGAATGGGGTGTCCGGATTGCGAGGCCCGCCGCGCTGTCGTGCAGTTAATGACGGCTGGCGTGGGCACATTCGAGCGGGCGCGATTCGTTCACTGGCCGGGAACCGAATCGGAGGTGGTCGACGAGTTCACGTGGGCGCCGTCGTATCCAGGGACGGACAAGTACCCGCCTGGGCCAATGCGCGTGAAGGTCACGCGGCGCAAGCGCGACTTCCAGGGGAATGTAGAGGCGCCCAACGCTCCCCCCGCCGCATCTGAGTAAGGCTTCATAGCCCGCACGGGGCGCGCTAACGAATGGCAAATAACAGCGCACCCACCAACGGCTTTCAGAACGGTCCGGTCCCTCAACGGCTCCCTTACGACGGCGGCGCAGGCCTACTCGACCAGTTCGGCAAGTGGCTGCCGGCCACCAATGACCCGGCGTTCCAGCCCCCGAGCGAGCCGCTCAAAGACGTAGACGCCACACGGGCGCGCGCGAAGGTCATCCATCGCGAGATCCCCAACGTCGTCGTCGAGACGGGTTGGGCCCCTGGCACCATCCGCACCGCGCTGATGGACTTGGTCGCCGGTGTGTTCGACCGCGCCGCGCAGCTGCACGACACCATCATTAGCGACTCGCGCGTGCAGAGCGCGATGAAGTCGCGGTCCGGGGGCCTACTCGGTCGCGCCATCCGCTTCAAGATTCCGAAGCGGTTCAAGGACGACGAGCGGGCGCAGAAGTGCATCCGAGCCTGGGAGCGGCACTGGCCCGCGATGCATGCCGAGCCAGCGCTCTTGCATCTGCTCGAGACCGCGCACTCGCTCGGATTCTCGTACTCGCAGATTCTCTGGGACACGAGCAAGAAGGTCTGGAAGCCATACCTTCTGCCGTTCAACGCGCGCTACTCGTACTACCACTGGACGTTCCGCGCGCACATTGCGATTACGCTCGACGGCCAGCTGCCGATTACCCCGGGCGATGGCCACTGGGTTCTGCATGCGCCCTACGGGCAGTACCGCGGGTGGATGCACGGGGCCCTTCGCACGATCGCGATGTGGTACTTGGCGCGCAACTACGCGCTGCGCGACTGGGCGCGCTACTGCGAACGTCACGGCTTCCCCATCCCGCTGGCCGACACGCCGTTCGGTGCCGACCCGCAGGACATCCTCGCCTACCAGATGCAGCTCCAGGGGCTTGGCCAGGAGTCGGTCATGCAGCTGCCCGGCTCGGTCGACGTCAACAAGTACGGCAAGTACGACCTGCGGTACCTTGAGCCCAAGGACGACAACTGGCAGGCCTTCAAGGCGCTCATCGAGCAATGCAATGACGAGATCACGCTCGCCCTTCTCGCGCAGAACCTCACGACGCAGGTCAAGGAAGGGTCGTTCGCCGCTGCGCGCGTTCACGCGGACGTTCGTCAGGCCCTGCTCGAGGCGGACGCGCGAGCTCTCGCCAAGACGCTCTACGTCCAGGTTGCGCGGCCCTTCGCTGCACTGAACTTCGGGGACGCAGACCTCGCGCCCGAAATCACGTGGGACGTTCGTCCGCCCGAGGACCTCAAGACCAAGGCGGAGACGTGGGAGTCGATCTGCGTCGGCATGGCCCAGCTCCGCCAGGCGGGGATGAAGCTCAAGGACCCGCAGCGGTTCGCGAAGCGCTTCGGCATCATCGGGATGGAAGTCGAGCAGATCAACCCGCTGCAGGTCGAAGCCAAGCTGGCGCAGGCTACGGGCGACGTCGACGAGGGTGGCACCAAAGACAAGGTCGTCGTCGACGACGAGACCAAGAAGAGCAAAGAGGACGACCCGAAGGAGACGGAGTCTCGGTCGAGCGCACGCCGTCGGGAACGGCGCATCGCGAACCGCGCAGCTCGGCGAGCGACGCAAGCCATCGTCCCCGTCGTAGCCGACCTGCAGCAGGAGGGGCGCCGGACTGGCGAGCAGCTGTCGCTACTGACCGACAGGCTCGAAGAGCTTTCGACACGACAGCCGCCCGACCCGAAGCCAGTGGAGCTCACCTTCGCCCAACGCAACGCCGCGTTTCTCGCCGACCTAAAAGACATGCGAGATCTTGACCTCAAGGTGGACGTGATGGCTCTAGCTGAGAGACATGGGGTTCCGTACCCCGAGCAGGCTTAGAGTGGCCTCTCTAATCTACACGCGCGGCAAAGCGCTCTTCAGCGGTTCGACCGCGTGGGACAGCACGGAGCACGGTTTTGGAATCATGCTCGCGACAAGCGAGTACCAGCCGCACAAGTCGCATCGGTTCACGAGTGAGGTCGAGCACGAGCTCACCGGGACCGGCTACAAGCGCAAGGAGCTCAGCGGGCGCCTTGTCGAGTCCGACGACGACAACGGCCGAGCCGACTGCATCGCCGACAGCGTGAGCTACCGGGGCCTGTCGACCAAGCAATCGTATCAGTGGGCCATCGTCTACAAGATCGGCAAGACCGACGACGACGGGCAGCTCGTCTGCGCAATCGACATGGGCGAAGTGTCGCTCAAAGGCATCGCCAAGCACACGCTTGAGTGGGACGGCAAGACCGACCGAGGGCGCGTCTTCTCTCTCGTGTGAGCGACAACCCATGAACGTCCTTTTCGGAAACGGCCGGCAGAACCTCGGCAACAAGAACATCGCGCTGACGGCGGACACGCTCAAGGCGACGCTGCTCACGATGACGAGCGCTGCCGGCAAGATCTATCTGGTCACGGCCGCGACCAACCCAGGGACGCCCATCGTTCTCACGGTGGCGTCGACGACGGGCATCACTGCCGGGGACGTGCTTGTGGTCGGTGGCATCCTCGGCAACCTCGCGGCCAACGGCACGTGGGTGGCTGGGACGGTCACCGGCACCACGGTGCAACTCCTAACTCGTCTTGACTCGAACAACTCGACCGGGTCTGGCGCCTACGTCAGCGGCGGGTGGATTCTCGATGTCTCGAGCGCCGCGACGCTGGCCGATGTCTCTGCCAACTCAAGTGGGACCGACACGACGCTGGCGAGCGTGACCAACACGCTCGGGGTCGTCAACTCCGCGCAGTTCACGTGGACGACGCCGCCGGCCACCAAGGTGTGGGGCTGCGCCGTTTACGACACGACGGCGAGCAACGATCTCCTCGCGTGGTACGACGGCACCTACCAGGTCTACGTCATCACGCAAGCAGCGGCGACGGCGACCTCGATTGCAGTGGCACGCCTCGGCGCCACCATCCCGAATGCGAGTACTATTACGTTCTCGGATGGCAGCGTCGCGGTGACGACGGCGCAGGGGAACGTGGGCGACACCTCGCTCAGCGTCGCGTCGCTTGCCGCCATTGTGCATGCGAAGGCCACGGCCGACGTGCCGACGCTGTCGGCGGGATTCCCGGTGACGCCGACCGGAAACAACAATCTCATCTTCGTGCCTGACTCGGGGCCGAACAAGCTCTTCGTCGTATGAGCCAGGGCACGCAGGGTTACGTCCAGGTTCTGCCGGATTCTTCGGGCAAGCAGATCGCCAACATCGCGATCCCGGCAGTGGTGTCTGGGACGCCGACCACGCTCTACTTGCAGATGACGGTCCATGTGGACAAGGACGGGTATGTTACGGACCTGTCCGGGGCCCAAACGAATGCTCTACTCCGTGACGTGCTCCGCGCGCTGCAAGCGCTGCTCGCGCACCAAGCGCTCCAATCCGGGCAGTCCATTCCGGTGACCTACGAGACATCCGCGCCGGTTTAGAAAGAGATTCAAATGGGACCAGGCGCAGTGTTCAGAGGAATCGTTGCTCGGCTTCTCCCGACCCCTTTCCTCGACGATCGAGACAGTGACAAGCCGGCGCGTCTCAGACGGTACGGAGACGTTGGTATCGAGGGTGGGCTTCTCTCTACGGCCAATGCGCTGAACGACGAGGGAACCTACGTCGTAACGACCAACCCGACGATCGGTACAGGGTTCACCTTCGTCGCTGCGCAGACGGCGTTCTCGGACACCGCACCGAACATCTATATACAGAATAACGAGCAGTCGCTCAACGTCACGGGCAGGGCTCTCTACCTCCACTACATCAGACTCCTGGCGTCGGCGGCAGCAACGACGGCGTCGTCGCTGCAGTACGCGATCGTCATCGACCCATCGCCGCGCGCGATCACCACCAACAACATGACGCTCGCGACACTGGTGACGCCAAACACGGCAGTCGCCGCCCCGGGAAGCGCGGTCGTGTACGTGCAGAATAACGCTACGGTCACGACTCTCGCGGCCCGCAGCACCAATGCCAGAATGGTCGCACGCGGAGCCATCTGCGTGGCGACGGCCCCAGCCGTCAACGCGCTCGACACGTTCCTCTGGACGTTTGGCGAACCAATGGCGATACCGCTTGCGGCTGCCGCCGCCGGCGTTGCCGGGCAGACGAGAACCGCGATATTGCCACCCGTCGAGCTCGGACCGAACGGGGGGAACATGGCCATGCACTTGTGGCTGCCCGCGTCGACGGCGAGCTTCAACCCGGAGTTTGAAATCGGCTTCTACATGAAATGAACCGGAGGCGGTCGCGTGCTTCTCGACCTCCTATTCCTTGACCAGCAGATAGTCGTCAGCCCCGCTGGCATTGGGCCCAATGACACCGTCGGGCCCGGCGATGCAGCCGATGCCGTAGCGCCTGTCGCGGTCGACCCAAGCGCAGCCGGGATAGCCGGGCAAGGCGCTGGCGTGGTCCCCATCGGGGCGGATGCCACCGTCGCAGGTTCTCCCAATGACGCGACCGCTGTCGCTCCGGTGGGAGCCGAGTCATCGGGTGCAGGGTATCCAGGCGGTGCGCCAGCTGGCGCCCCTGTCGGGGTACCGGCCGGTGATTCTCCGGCTGGGACGCTGGGCGATGCCGCTTCTGCGATTGGGCCCGACCCAAGCGCAATCGGCTACCCTGGCAGCGCAGCCGCGCAAGCACCAGCCGGTATCGTCGCGGGCGATGCTGGTCTCGAGACCGCTCAAGTCACTGTCGGCCCTATCGGCATCGATGCGCAGGACGCGGGGCAACCTAGCGCCGGCGCAGGGACGTCAGGCGCAGGGCCACAAGTCTCCGACGTGGGAGGCGCGACGACCGCGCAGGCGGTCTCGCCGACCGGACCGGACTTACTCGACTCGCCCGTCGAGCGGGCGGTCACCGCGGCCTCTCTGGCTGGAGTCGACGCCGACCAGAACGTAGGCGCCCCGCAAGTCGGGACGCCGGTACTCGTACAGCCATCGGGCGTAGCGGTCGACGATTCTGCGAACGTTGGCTCGCCGTCGGTCTCGTCGCCCGACAACGCTCAAGTTTCACCGGCCGGCATCGATGGAGAGGAACAGGTAGGGGCTCCGACAGTCACCCCAGCGCAAGGCCAGCAGGCCCTGGTCTTTGGCGGTGGCGTCGGGATCGGAATCGGCGGGCAAAGTCAGTCCAGCACCGCCGCTGCGGCACCGGTCGCGATAGCGATTGACCCCGGTGCCCCTGGCACGCAGTCGGTCGGGACGTCGACAACCGCAGTAGCGAAGGCTGTTGCGCAAGGCTTCCGGATACCTCGGCCCGCACCGAGCTCCGTTGCCGAAGCAGAGCCGACAGCGTCGCACGTAGCCATCGGGGCACCGACGGTGTCCAGCGCTTCTGCTGCTGTCGCCGAGGCAACGCGACTCGAAGTGCCGGCGCCGAACGGGGTGTCGTGCGTGAGCGCGGTACCGGTCGACATCTCGCTCAGCATCGACACGATGCCGTCGCTATCGACGGAGAGCAGCGCCGAACCTCCGACGCTGGAGAAGCATGGGCCTCCGAGAGACTTCGCGCGCATCGCGATCCTGCAGACGCGTCGGTCGCGCACCGCATGGCGGACGAGCGAACGAGACAGGGTTCTCGAAGAAAGAGCGAGGCTTCGCAGGGCCGCATGAGTCACCGCACTCTCTTGGCCGGAGGTCCCCGGGTCGGGAAAACAACGCTCTCGCTTCGTCTCGCGGCGGAGGCCGGCATTATCGCGCGCGGCACCGACGAGCTCATAAAGCAGGGGGTGAAGTTCCAGGACGGTCCCGCCGAGGTAGCCAAGTGGTTCCTGGCGCCGGGCCCCTGGGTGATCGAAGGGGTGCACACAACACGAGCTCTCCGCATCTGGCTGAAAGAGAACGCGACCGGGTTGCCGTTCGATCGGATGTTCTGGGGCGGTGAGCCGAAGGTCACGCGCACCAAGTGGCAAGAGAGCTGCGCAAAAGGAATCAACACGGTATGGCAAGGGATCGAAGCGGAGCTCCTAGCACGAGGCGCGCTCGTTCAGAGATTCTGAGCAAGCCGCGCATGTTCCGGCCGGAGCCGCACTACGGAGAGATGTTGGCCATCCGTCGCGATATGGCGGACTTCTCGTTTCTCTTCACGGGTGTGGTCCCGACCGATCGCACGAAAGACAACATCGCGATCGTCTCTATCAATGGGCCCCTTGAGCACCATCACAACTGGTGCTGGGACAGTTACGAGGACATCGTCTGCCGACTTGAGGACGCGCTATCCGGCGCGGACATCGTGAAGGACTGGGAGCGCCGTCACTACTGGAGCGACACCGACGAGAAGCCGCCCGAGCCCATTCCGGCGAGCGCCGCGGTCTTGCGCATCGACTCCCCCGGTGGGGAGGCCGCGGGCGCCACGTGGTGCCACCGCAAGATTCAGAGCCTGAAAAAGAAGTACGGCGTTCCCGTCTGCGCGTACGCCGACGAGATGGCGTGCAGCGCGGCCTACGAGATCGCGTGCGCCTGCGATGAGATCTGGGGCCCGGACACGGCGGCCATCGGGTCGATCGGTGTCATTGCGACGCTCTTCGACCGCACGCGCCAGAACGAGAAGATGGGCCTGAACGTCGAACTCATCACGAGCGGCGAGTACAAGGCCGACGGCCACGCGGACCGCCCCATCACCAACGACATCCGCGAACGCATGCAAGAGCGCATCATGGTGATGGCCAATATTTTCTGGAGGACAGTCGCCAAGGCCCGCAAGACGACGCCGAAGGCCATCGCCGCGCTTAAGGCCGGCGTCTTCATCGGACAGGACGCCGTCGACGTCGGCATTGCCGATGGAGTCGCTGGGTACGAAGCCTTTCTACGCACGCTCGCGAAAAGTTTGGACACGGAAACTGACGATGCGGCTGCAGACGCAGCTGCCTAAATGAGGACAAGACAATGCACACGCTTCTGTCTCTGACGAAGGACCGCGACGACGCTCTCAAGGCGGTGGCTTCGGCCGCGGGCGCCGGGGCACGCAAGAAGGCTCTCGCGACGCTCGAGTCGGCGTCCATGGCCCTCGCTCGATTCAAGTCCAAGCTCGAAGCCAAGTCCAAGGCTCGCGCTGCAAGTAAGCCCGTGGCCGACGAGGACGATGACTCGGACGACGAGGACGA